CGTCCCCGCCGCATCTTGGTGATCTATGAAATATGAAGTATTGAAAAGCTGCATCATCAATAAATCTCCATCTAAAGCGGGATCTATTGTTGATGTAACTGGCGATGAAGAAAGAACGTTATTGGCTCTTGGCCGTATCGCACCTTACTCTGAGCCTATGGTTGAGAACAGATCCGTGGGTTTAGAAGATTCAGAAGAAAAGCCTAAGCGCCGTGGGCGTCCTAAGAAGGCTGACTAATGCCTGTAGAAACCCCAGAAGATAGGTTGATTATGCTGTCTGATTTTGGCGTTGATGCAACCTATACGCCTGACGGTGGATCATCTTCAGTTATTAAAGCAATCTTCTTGAATGAGTATTATTCTGTTGATGCAGGTACGGTTGGGATGGAAATGACCCAGCCTATAGCTGTAATTAGAACGGCAGATGCCCCAAGTCTAGCCCATAACGATACTTTTGTTATTGAAACAATAACTTACAAGGCGGTCAATGTTCGTCCTGATGGGACAGGTATGACTGAGGTGGCATTAGAACAACAATGAGCCACGTAAGACAGCAAATCAGAGAACAAGTAGCGACTACAGTTACGGGATTGAGCACGACTGGATCTAACGTATTTCAGTCTAGGGTTTATCCGTTACAAGACGCAAACCTTCCAGCCCTTTTAGTATACTCAATCAGCGAAGATTCAAATGCTGATGTAATGGGTTCTACATTGGTAGCCCAAAGAGATCTAAATATCGTTATTGAAGGTTATGTCAAAGCTACTACTGATTTTGACGATACTGTGGACACCATTTGCGCTCAAGTAGAGGCGGCGATGGGCGCAGATAGAACATTGAATAATCTGGCAAAATTCAGTCAGTTAGTAAGCACAGAGATTAATTATAACGGCGAAGGTGAAAGCCCCGTAGGTGTTGTTACGCTAACTTATGCGGTACAATATAGGACAGCCGTCAATAATGCGGAGTCTAGCCTATGAAGGAATTAGTAAGCCCAGATGGGAAAGTTACGTTGTGGCCTCATCCATCAAAAGTTGAGTATTACCTAGAACGTGGCTGGACAGAACCGAAGCCAAAAAAGGCTTCAAAGAAAAAAGAAGTTGTTGAAGAAGTAACTGAAGAAGTTATTGAGAAGGAGTCTGAATAATGGCTACTCATATAGGCCGTGATGGAATCATCAAAGTAGGCGGCACATCAACTAAAAATGATGGAACCGTATTAGGCGAATTGCGATCATTTTCTATTGAAGAAACTGCGGACACTGTTGAATACTCTGCGATGGGTTCAACTGCTAGAGTATTCTTGCCAACTCTGACATCTTTTACTGGCTCTGCTGACGCATACTGGGACGAAACCGATGGCGGTCAAACTGCCTTGGCTATTGGGTCACAGATTACTATCAAGTTTTTCCCAGAAGGTGATGCGGTCGCAGATGCTGGGCCTCCAGCGGTTGCTGCTGATACGATGTATGAAGGCAATGCAATAGTGACAGGTATTACCAGGAATGCTAGTTTTGATGGAATGGTTGAAGCATCAATTACGTTTCAAGGTAGCGGTGCGCTGACAGCTTATGATTCAGTAGCGCCATAATAAGGAGTTGAAATGGCTGTTCATATTGGAAGAGATGGCGTAGTCAAGGTAGATGGAACCACTGTCGCAGAAGTTAGATCATTTTCATTGGAACAAACCGCAGATACGGTTGAAGACACAAAAATGACGGCGACTGATCGGACATTCAAAACGACATTGAAATCATTTACTGGTTCTGCTGATGTCTATTGGGACGAAACTGATGCTGGTCAAACGGCTTTGGCAGTTGGCGAAAGTGTAACTATTGGCTTATACCCAGAAGGGGATGCTGGTGGCGATACTTATTACACTGGTACGGCTTTGGTAACTGGTGTTAGTCGTTCAGCATCGTTTGACGGCATGGTTGAAGCATCAATTACCTTCCAGGGCAGCGGCCCATTAAGTAGCACGACAGTATAATGAACATTCTTGATAAAGCTAAAGCACATTACCAAGAAGTCCTTAGCGCAGATCCGAAGCCAATAGAGATTCCTGAATGGGGTGGGACGTATTATGTGCGTCCCCAGATTTCCGTTAAGAACAAAATGGAAATCCAGGCAAAGCTCACTGGAAACCAGATGGATGAAGGGTTGGCTTTAACGCTTATTTATTATTTGATAGATAGCAACAATGAGCCATGCTTCAAAAAGGCTGAAAAGGTTGAGATTGTCAGATCAGTGGATCCTGATGTTCTAATTAGGGTTGCTGGTGAAATCGCAGATATGCAGCCTAAAGCGGAAGACATAGCGGGAAACTGAGAAACGATCAGGCTCTATTCTTCTGCTACCAGTTAGCGGAACATCTGCATAAAACTGTGGATGAAATTATGGAAATGAGTTTGGTCGAATTCCAAGGTTGGACATCATATTTTGAGATAAAAGATGGCAACAAATCCCGTTAGAATTCCAATATCAGCAGAAGACAGGTTTACCAAAACTTTTGGTAGAGCTAATAAAGGTCTTTTATCTTTAGGTAATGCAGCAGCCCACACAGCAGCTAAAGTTGCGAAGATTGGGATAGCATTTGCTACCGCAGGCGTAGCAGCCGCCGCAGCCCTAACTAAAGCATCGATGACGAGTATTGATGCTCTTGCCAAAACATCAGACAGATTAGGCATAGCCACAGAACAACTTGCAGGTTTGCAACACGCAGCCGCATTAGCTGGCGTCGAAAACAGAACCCTAGAGAAATCTCTACAAAACCTAGCCGTTGGCGTATCTGATGCTGCCGATGGAACTGGCGTTGCTAAAGATGCACTTCTTGAATTAGGTCTGAATGCTGCAATCCTAGAGAAGATGCCGCTAGACAAGCAGATGCTCGCAGTAGCAGATGCAATGAAAAATGTAGAGACTCAGACTGAACGGGTAAGGATTGCCACTGATTTGTTTGGGGCTAGAGGCGTTGCCGTATTGAACATGATCGGCGGCGGTTCTGAAAATCTTCAGACTATGGCCGCTGAAGCTGAACATCTAGGGATAGCTATCTCCAGGGTTGATGCGGCACAGATTGAGATGGCTAATGATGCTGTCACTAGGGCAGCAGGCGTGTTTACGGGTTTAGGCAATCAACTCGCCACATCATTTAGTCCGTTAATCAAAGTAGTCGCTGATGACTTTAGGCAAGCTGCATTAGACAACGAGGACTTTGGTACGATTGGTCAACGAGTCGTTCAAGTTCTTCTTAATGCTTACGGAAAGCTCGCTGATGGACTATTTATCATCCGATTAGGCTTTAAAGACCTATCTGTCAAATTGCTAGAAGTCACTAAGATGATTTTGGAGGAAGTAGATCCAGCCTTCACGTATTTAGCCGAAAAATATAACAAGATGGCTAGTGTCTTTGGAATGGATCTTATCGATACTGGTGCTGTCGAGCAAATGGTTGCCAACATGGATGGCGCTATTGCATTGGGTATGCAACAAGCTGCTGAGATGTTGAATCAGCCATTGCCAAGCGAAGGGATTAATGCAGCGTTTGAAGAAATTATTGCAGGGACCAGACGGGTTGCAGAAACGATAGCGAATGAAGCCCCTGGCAAAGCTATCACTGACGCCATGACTGAAGGGCTAGATGAAGCCGTTAAGAAGCTCAGTTTCTTTGAAGAACAAGCCATTAAAGGCGAGAAGAAGCGAAAAGAGTTTATGATGATGTCGGCTACGGCTCAAACCAGCCATGTTCTTGGCGAACTTAGCAATCAATTTTCAGGCATAGCTCAGAATAATAAAAAGCTCTTCCAACTGAATAAAGCTTTCCAGATTGCTCAAGCAATCATGCAAACATACCAGGGCGCTACCCTGGCGATGAGTTCATACCCGCCACCATTAAACTTTGCAATGGCAGCAGCAACAGTAGCCGCTGGATTAGGGCAAGTAGCGCAGATTAAGGCTCAGTCATTCGACGGCGGTGGTTTCACTGGTGTTGGTTCCCGTTCTGGCGGCATGGATGGAAAAGGTGGATTCCCTGCAATACTTCATCCGAATGAGACTGTTGTTGATCACACCAAGGGCCAAGGCCAAGGAATTACTATAATTAACAACGTAGACGCTCGTGGCTCAGGGCCAGAAGTAGATATCAAGATCCAGCAAGCCATGCAGGTAACGTCACAACAGACTATCGCTACGATTCAGGATCTTATGCGTAGAAGGCGGTTCGCATGACAACTTATAACTTCGCCACAGAGGTAGGTGTAACTCCGACTACGCAGACTTGGGAACTGGTAACGAATACTAAGATGTTCCAGTCTCCGCTGACCAATGCTGTTCAAACGCAGACTAGAAAAGGTTCGTATTGGAAGACCACTGCGACGTTTAACAATCTACAAGGCGCTGATAGGGCCAAGATGCAAGCATTCCTGGCTAAGTTAGATGGACAAGTCCATAGGATGTATTTCACCGACTACGGTTATAACCGATCAGGTAATGCGCCTAGCGGTGATTCTATTACAAGTTTAACCGCAGGATCTTTGGTTATTGGCATAACTTATAAAATCACTTTCGTTGGGACAACAGATTTCACGGCTATTGGTGCATCATCAAATACTGTAGGAGTTGTTTTTCAAGCTACAGGCGCAGGAACAGGAACAGGAACAGTTGTCACTGTCGGTATTCAGGTTAAAGGCGCAAGCCAGACTGGTTCTAGTTTAATCGCAGACGGTGCTGATTTGACTAACACGGACTACTTTAAGGCTGGTGACTACATAGCGTTTAACAACGAGTTCCACATTGTCACGGCTGATTGCTCTACTGATGGACTAGGTGAAATCACGATTCCTATAGCTCCTCCACTTAGGAAGTCGCCTGATGACAACGATCCTATTAACTTCGTCACGCCTCTAGCAGTGATGATCGTTATGTCTACTGC